TACAGCATCGAGTGATGTTCCAGGGACTATTCCTCGTACTGTTAGAGTTGTTGCGTCTGATGCTACTGCTCGTACTTGAGTGTTTACTGCTGTTCCGAAGCCATACGTTACACCTAACATACCTACTCCTGGTGTTGCATTGATAGCGTTCCTTGCGTTCACTAAGGTTGCTGTGAGTGTTGCCCCAACTAAGATTTCATCTGCCGCTCCTGTTAATGCTGCTACGAATGTATATGTTCGTGTACCGATAACCATCACGTTTGTTGCTACGATTGCATCTCCAGTCAAGACTGATACTGCGTGAGTTGCTGCTACGCTTGCGCCTGTTGACGTTAAAGTTGATGTACCGTAGTTTGCTGGTACTGTTGCTCCAACTGATTGTGTAAGAGTTGTTGTTGCCACTACTCCTGTCTCTGTCCCATCAATAAGTCTTAATGTTCCTGATGTATGAGAATTAACTACAATTCCTTTTAGTTTCCCTGTACCTCTCACTATTATTCCACTCTCTGTTATATTTTTTTCTAATGACATATTATTATTAATTATTCCGCCTCGTTATAAGGTGAAGTTACAGCCTCCTTNTTTGGTGACTTAACCTCTTTTAACTGATTAAAACCAATCTCCAATAGACGCACACCTGACCACTGCCCTCGGATATGCTGTCCGATNATNTCGTCAGTCACAGGATTGCTTGTAGCAACCTCAGCTAATGTCCAAGAGAAGTTATGAAGTGGGTTAGCCTTCTTGCCTTGCATTAAAGTTCCTTGAGTATAAATACTGCTAAGAAATACCTTCTGCACTGCGTCCATAAGTTCCTCATCAGAACACATGCGTTCTACTTTTTCTATTTGTGTGGGTGTTAAAATTTCATTCATATTTTTATTGTAGGGTACGTTTTTATTAAGCAACAACTGGCACAGGTTGTGGTGGTAAAGGAGACGGAGTATTCACTACGCTTGCAAAGTTCACTGGTGATAGTCCAGAGTTCTCTAGTAGTTCGTTCATCGGCTTCGCCATAGCAGAGATAGGTACACCAGATTTTAGGAACGTAGAAATAAGATTTGATAACTTATCAGCTACCTGTGACATATCTTTCTGCTTACCGGCTACATTGACTAGCACTCTAACAGGAGCATCTTTGAACGCACCTTTGAAGTCTGTGAAGAACTTTCTGTTGCCTGCTTTTATAAAGATTTCCTTCTCTGCTTGCTGGAAAGCGTCTAGCTCTTCCTTTGTTACAAGTTCACCTTTAAGGATGAGTTCCTTTGCCCTTATATTCCTTGAATTGTTGGTGATAGTCTCTGCAATCTCTTGTAGTTCCTCTAGCGATAACTCCTCAGAGAAAGTCTTGCCTTCGTTTATATCGGCGATCATCCACTTGAGAATCCAATCACGATAGAGCACGTCAGCAAAGAACGTAGCAATCTTTCCTTTTCTATATTCATGGATGCCATCTCCTTGCTGAACAATTAGACTCTGCAATGCAAATGGTGTACCAGATACAGGGTTCTTACCGAGTGATGCGTCAGATGCTGACCCTAAAGTCCTTGCATTACTCTCCTGTAGCGCTTGGAAGTTCTGTAGTGCTGGTACGTTCTGCAAATTCATGTCGATACGAGTGATTGGTTTACCTTGTTCATGCTTCAAGATAGTGTTGTTCTTCAATGATGAAATCTTCTGATTACCGAACTCCTCGCTTTCGGTCTGTAGTAGATTAACAGCACCATCTAACATTTCTTTTAGCCTGATACCCGCATAGTTGTTCCAAACTTGTGGCTCAAACAGTCTTTCTACGATAGAACGACCACAAGCACGACCTTTTGAACGTACTGTGTCTATTTTTAACGCCTTAAAGTTCTCAGAAAGTGCTTTGTCTACACCTTTGTAGAGAGTAATTCCCTCTTTATTACCATTCTCACCTGTGTAATAGCAAACAACGTGCATCTGTGGAGAGTATGTGAACATTTCAGCGTCCTCTTTACACCAACGTGCTGGTAGATGGCCTCGCAGTTCATAGACTTCGATGTTCTTACTTGGTGTCTTCGCTGGTTGATTGTCAGCTAGAGCTACTTTCTTCTCCTCGAGTGAAAGTAAGATGGCCATGTCAATCTTATCGCTGTCCCACTTGCCTTTGTACTCCACTAATTCACTGATAGTGAAGTTATGCTTGATACAAATAGGACCAGCCATTACATCCGTCTGATTACAGAAAGCTAAGGTCTCTAGGTTTACCACTTCTGGTCGTCTGTCGTTTATGTTTTTGATAAGAACTAGGTCATAGATGATTGAGTTCTCTACCACTTCGTCAATAAACGTGTCTAGCTCATACTTTCTGGCCCACTGAGGGTGGAATTTCTTGATGATAAACGATAAGTGGTAGTCCTTTACTGAGTCCACAAAAGGTACGATGTCTTTCACGTCAAATCCCTCTGAACGGAAAGCAACGTCAATAACTGGCGTTACAATGTCGTTATATGGTCGTACACCATCCTCATTAGACCCCTTATTAAACCAAGCATTTGCAACGTTTTTACAGCGTTCTGTGTGCTCTCTCATGTTCCAGCTCTTAGAAGATGTCAAAGGAATCCTATCTGTCCGAAAGGATGCCTCCTGTGTTGTGATGTATTCAAATACAGATTGAGTGTCCATAATTATTGATATTCTTGTGTTAGATTCATCACGAAAATACTTAGTGCATCTTCGTTGTTAAATAATCTTTTACTCTGAACAAGATTAACCTTCCTTTCTGTCGTTACTTTGTTCTTTCCTGCTCCAGTGCTAAGGGTGATGTAGGTGTCTGTAAATACAAACTCCGGCTTTAGTTCTAAAAGCGTCTTAGCGATGTCTTTAGTCCTCTTTTTAAAAGTTACCTCGTTGATTGTCCCACTAAGATTATAAACAGTTTCTGTAGTCATACTTTCAGTGTTAGGGACGTTTTTAAACTGTGCAATTATATCGCCATGTTTATTTCTTTTTCGTACTTCTCAAAGTCTGGTTTATAAAATGGCTTGTGTGCGTTGTGCAACTGCATACTTAAGCTGTCTATCACGTCATCGTTTTGCCCTCTTGGAAACGTGCGCATCTCATCTAACAGTTCCATGTTTGAACCTACTAAGAAGATACTCTTACTCTCCCATCGTGGAATAAGACCTCTAATTCTAAGTTCTTTGTTTACTCCTTTATGTTTTACTGGTGTCACAGAGAAGAATATCATTCGCTTTCTCATCTCATCCTGTAGGAAAGGCTCAATAGCCATCGTGAACGTGGTTTCTTCTAACCCCATAAACTTTGGGCTATATGCTTTATGTAAGTAAAATAGATGGTCTATCAAGTCTTTACTGTTTACCTTTAGCCGGTAAGTGTGGACATACCACTTATTGTTTAAATCCACCCTGTTAATCGTTACGCCTGTGTAGTCTGCACTTTCTTTCTCTGATACGGCGGAGTCAATGGTGATGTAGCAATTAGTTTCTTTCTCTAGGACTTCCTTTTCTGTAACTTGTTGGACGTACTCTTTCTTAAACTCTGCTTGGGAGTCATCTACTGGTTGATTCATCATTTCATAGGAGAACACAAGTGATCCTAACTGCTTTCTTTTATCCTCAATAGATATTTTGCCTGTCTCCTTCGCTTCTTCATCTGTCATGGCATATTTTGAATCCCATGTGGGCTTACCATCAACAACAATAGGGATGTTTCTAACCCTTATTTTGTCATCAACCTTAGCTCTATCTAACAGCCACTGCACATTCCCATGTTCTGTAAGGTAGTTGGCCGTGTATAACTGGCAAGCGTGTCCTTCCATACCTCCCATAGCAGAAGTTATATTGTCACGAATAGTTTTAGTAATAACAGCGGAGGCCTTCGTATCGTGAGTCTCAAAGTCATCCACCCATCTGAAATCAGGTCGATGCTCAAAGTGCTTTCTCCCTCTAACGTCAATCTGTGTTGTGCTAGCCTCAATACGACAACCGTTCTCTGTGGTAAAATTGTCCACCTTGTTCTGTTTCATCGTGTTTAATCCTCTCTCTCGTGTATAAATATGACCAAAGTCTGCTATAAACCTTTCATTGTTGAGTAAGTGGTATGCAATATCAAACAGGCTTCTTTCGCTGTTAGCACCTGAATACGCATCTACGTTTATATAACTTCTTTTCTTAAAAGTTAAAAACCAAATGTTGGCTAATTGTGCAAATGTTGTCTTAGCGCTTTCTCTGTACCCGATCCATAACACTTCTCTTATAATTCCTTTATCTAAATCTTCTATATCCTGAATAAAGTCATAGTGATATGGTGCTAGTGAATACTTAAAATAGCTCTGAAAGTAATATATAGCAAACAAACCAAACGAATGTTCGGCTAGTGTTCTGCGTTCTAGTGGTGTACCAGAAAGCATTTTAGATAGTCCTGCTTTATATTGGTCTTTGGT